AAGGAGATCGTGCTGCCGACCATCGAAGGCAGCGTCGCCTCCAGCGCCATCATTAAGGTCGCCGGCATCACCGGGCGTATCCGGGGCATGAAACACAAACGCGCCGATGGCAAAACCACCCGCCCGTCCCTGGTGCTCTTGGACGATCCGCAGACAGATGAATCAGCGCGGTCTCCGTCGCAGTGCGCCACGCGCGAGCAGATCCTCGCCGGCGCCATCCTCGGCCTGGCCGGCCCCGGGCGGAAGATCGCCGGGTTGATGACCCTCACTGTCGTGCGCCCCGATGACATGGCCGATCGCATCCTCGACCGCCAGAAACATCCCCAGTGGCAAGGCGAGCGGACGAAGATGGTCTACGCCTTCCCGACGGCCGAAAAGCTCTGGCAGCAGTACGCGCACCTCCGGGCCGAAGGGCAGCGTTCGGATCGCGGCGTGGGCGAGGCCACGGAGTTCTACCGCGCCAACCAGGTGGACATGGACGCCGGCGCCGTCATCGCGTGGCCGCAGCGCCACAACCCCGACGAACTCACCGCCATCCAACACGCGATGAACCTGAAGCTCGACCAGGGCGATGCAGCGTTCTGGGCCGAGTATCAGAACGAGCCGCTGCCGGATGAGGTGGAAGGTGAATCGCTGTCTGCCGACACCATCGCCGCCAAGACCAACGGCATGAAGCGCGGCGAGGTGCCGGTGGGTGTGAACCACATGACGATGTTCATCGACGTCCAGGGCAACCTGCTCTTCTGGATGCTCTGCGGCTGGGAGGATGATTTCACCGGCTACGTGCTGGATTACGGTGAGTACCCCGACCAGAAGCGGCCATACTTCACGCTACGTGACGCCCGGCGCACGCTCATGGGCGTCCACAAGAACACCGGCCAGGAGGGCGCCATCTACGCCGGACTGGAGGCGCTGACCGCCGAGCGCCTGACGCGGAAGTTCCGCCGGGATGATGGCGCCGAGATGACCGTGGAACGCTGCCTGATCGACGCCAATTGGGGCAACAGCACGGATGTGGTCTATCAGTTCTGCCGGCAGAGCGCTCACGCGGCCGTGCTCCTGCCCAGTCACGGGCGCTATGTCGGCGCGTCGAGTATTCCCTTCGCCGACTACAAGCCCAAGAAAGGCGACCGCGTGGGATTGCACTGGCGCGTGCCCAATGTTCAGGGCAAGCGCGCGGTGCGCTACACGTTGATCGACACGAACTACTGGAAGAGCTTCGTTCACGCTCGCCTGGCTGTGCCCATGGGTGATCCGGGGTGTTTGTCCTTGTTTGCCGGAGGCGCCGGCGTCGACCATCGCCTGGTCTCCGAGCACCTCACCGCCGAGTATCGCGTGAAGACCGAGGGGCGCGGGCGCCAGCTCGAAGAATGGAAACTTCGTGCCCCCGGCCTGGACAATCACTGGCTGGACTGCCTGGTCGGGTGTGCCGTGGGCGCGAGCATGTCCGGCGCCGTGCTCTTCGGCACTGACGCGCGGGAGCAACCCCGCAAAGCCCGCGTGCGTCTCTCGGACCTTCAGGGGAGGCGCCGATGAAAACAAACCCCAAGACCCCCGCGACTCCCACCGCGCCCATCCAAACCCACGCCGATCAGCACGGGCTGATCTGCCCGCAATGCGGCTGCCGGCACTTCGAGGTGCTCTACACCCGCCGCGCCTTGGGCGGCAAGTTGATTCGTCGCCGCGCCTGCCGGCACTGTGGGCGGCGGATCACCACCTCCGAAACCCGCCTCGGTTGACCTGGAATTCAAGAGCCAGGTTCTACCGGTAGACATGATCTGCTGACTCACCCGCAAATCCGCTCAAACCTCACCAGGCCACTCTCGATGTTGGGAGCGTGATGATGCAGGTGCGCGACAACTCGAATCGGCTGGTGGAAGACCACCTGGGCTTTGCCCGCGCGATGGTTCGTCGCCTGAGCAGCACGCTGCCCGGCCACGCCGATCTGGAGGCGCTGGAGTCCGATGCGATGTACGGCCTGCTCCTGGCCGCCCGATCCTTCGATCCGGCCCGGGGTGTGGCCTTCACCACCTATGCCTCCAAGCGCATCCACGGCGCCATGCTCGATGGATTGCGCGAGCGGCAAGGCTGCGGTCGCAACCATCGTCCGCCGGTGATCATGTCATTGTCCATGCCCGTGGGTGGGGATGAAGGCCACGAAGGGTGTCTGGGCGACGTGCTCTCCAACGACGACGAGCCGGTCGGAGCGGCCCTCGAGCGTCGCGAGCAACTCGACCACCTACTGCGGTGCGTGCGAACCACCGAACGGCGCCTGGTGCGGGAGTACTACTTCGACGACCTGACTCAAGACCAGATCGGTGCCCGCCACGGCATGTCGGCCTCGCGTGTGTCGCAGCGAATCAAGGCTGCGCGGGAGCGGATGCGGGAGGTCGCATGCGCCAACTGAAGCGCGACTTCTACACCACCGGCGAGATGGCCCGCGTCCTGGGCTGTGCCCAGCAGACCGTCATCCGCTGGATCGACAGCGGGCGACTCAAAGGATTCCGGCTCCCCGGGCGCCAAGGCGAGCGACGGTGCTTCAAGCCGGTGTTCCGCCAGCACCTGATCGACCACGGTGTGCCACTGGATCGACTGGAGCAACTGGAACAGGGCTTGGCGCTGGCAGAAGCGTTCACGACCCCGAAGGGACAGAACTGATGGCCGGCGAACTGGAAGAAGACATCCGCGAGAACGCCGCCGGTCCCAAGCGGGCCAAGGGCGACTCGGCCGAGATGGAGCAGCACTCGCTGCCCGACCAGATTGCTGCCGACCGTTACCTGGCCAGCAAGAACGCCACGAAGAAGAAGGGCCTGGGCGCGACCTTCAAGAAACTCGTGCCCCCTGGAACGGACTAGAGGTTCGGAAATTCCGATGCTGGGATTCCTCAAGAACATCTTCTCCCGAACCGAGCCCCTGCGAGCGGGCCGTATGACCAGCGCGCTGGCGACGCCCCGGCGCGTCGTCATGGCCCGCTATGACGCGGCCGCGACCACCGAGGAGAACCGCCGCCACTGGGCCAACGCCGATCATCTTTCCGCCAACGCCGCCAACAACCCGACCGTTCGTCGCATCCTCCGCGGGCGCTCCCGCTATGAGGTTGCCAACAACTCCTACGCCCGCGGAATCGTGCTGACCCTGGCCAACGATGTCGTCGGCACCGGCCCGCGCCTGCAGATGCTCACCGAAGACGATGCTGCCAATCGCGCCATCGAACAGGCGTTCGACCGCTGGGCGGAAGCGGTTCGCCTCCCCGAAAAGCTCCGCACGATGCGCATGGCCCGCGCCGAGAGCGGCGAAGTCTTCGCCATGCTGACGGCCAACCCCGCCGTGGACTCGCCGGTGAAGCTGGACCTGCGACTGATCGAAGCCGATCAGGTTGCCTCGCCCAGCGCCGGCCTGACCAGTCCGGTGGATGGCATCGTGCTCGATGCGCTGGGCAACCCCATCGAGTACCACATCCTGCGCTTTCATCCGGGCGACGGCCGGGGTTTGGTGGTGGGACCCGGCGCGTATGACCGCGTGCCGGCACGGAGCATCCTTCATTACTTCCGCACCGATCGCCCGGGGCAGAGCCGGGGCATCCCGGAGATCACCCCCGCACTGCCGCTGTTCGCTCAACTGCGGCGCTACACCCTGGCCGTCATTGCCGCTGCCGAGACCGCCGCCGACTTTGCGGCTGTTCTCTATACGGATGCGCCCGCCAACGGCGAGGCCGATCCGGTCGAGCCGATGGACCTGGTGGAACTGGAGCGCCGGATGGCGACGGTGCTGCCGGGCGGCTGGAAGTTGGGCCAGGTCACCGCCGAACAACCCGCGACCACCTATGGCGAGTTCAAGCAGCAGATCCTCAACGAGATCGCCCGCTGCCTGAACATGCCCTTCAACGTCGCCGCCGGAAACTCCTCGGGCTACAACTACGCCTCGGGGCGGCTCGACCACCAGACCTATTACAAGTCCATCCGCGTGGACCAGGCCCACATGGGCCGCGTGGTCCTCGACCCGCTGCTGCGTGCCTGGCTGGATGAGGCGACGTTGGTCGAGGGGTTGCTGCCTCAATCCATGCGACGCACCGACAGCTACGCCGAGCATCAGTGGTTTTGGGATGGCCAGGAGCATGTGGACCCAGCCAAGGAAGCCAACGCCCAAGCCACGCGACTCCAGAACAACACGACCACCCTGGCCTACGAGTTCGCCCGCCAGGGCCGCGACTGGGAAGCCGAGCTTCGCCAGCGCGCCAAGGAAGTGGCGCTCATGAACGAATTGGGGCTGCCGAGCGCGCAGTCCACGCCGGCGGCGCCGGCGCCCACGAATCCCCCGGATCAGGAGAACGACGATGAGTCAGACCCTCAAGACAAGTCCGCCCGTGGCAACGGCCGCCGCGCCGCTTGAGCTCCTGGCGGCCTTCCAGATCGAAGCAGCCGACGCGGTCGCCGGCGACGGCAAGCCGGCGCTGCCGCGCTTCCGGATGGTTGCCTACACCGGCGGGCCGATGCGCATCGCCGGCTGGCGCTACCCGGTGGTGGTGGACCTGGCCGGGCTGGCCATTCCCAGCCAGAACCGCCCGATCCGTTTCGGCCACGACGCGACCAGTGGCGTGGGCCACACCGATGTGATCCGCGTCGACGGCGGGCAACTCATCGCCACGGGTGTGGTCTCGCGCGACACCGCGGCGGCCAAAGAGATCGTCGTCAGCTCGAAGAACGGCTTCCCCTGGCAGGCCAGCATCGGCGCAGCCGTGGAGGAATTCGAGTTCGTCAAGGAAAGCCAAAAGGCCATCGTCAATGGCCGCAGTTTCGACGGCCCCGTGAACGTCGTCCGCAAGGCGACGCTCGGTGAGATCAGTTTCGTGGATTTAGGCGCCGACGGAAACACCTCCGCCCAAGTGGCGGCCTCGGCTCAAGACAAGGAGAACCCGATCATGGATGCAAGCACTCCCGCCAACCCGGCAACTTCCGCTTCCACCTCGGCTGCCACGCCGCCTGCCGCGCCGACCGTCCAGGCCGCGCCGGCTCCGGCGCCTGCGGCTCCCGCTGCCCCGCCTGTTCAGGCAGCGGCGACGACCGGCGCTGCGACGGAGAAGACCGTGGACCAGGTCCGCGCCGAGGCCCTCAGTGAAACCAACCGGATCGCCGCCATCCGCAAGGTCTGCGGTTCGGCCAGCTCGGGCAACCGCTTCACCGCCATCGAGGCCAAGGCCATCGCCGAGGGTTGGGATGCCACGAAGACCGAACTGGAGGTGCTCCGTGCTAGCCGGCCCACCCCTCCGGCCCTGGCGGGCGCGCCCGGCGTCATCGTGCGCGGTGACGACGGCGGCGTCACCGCGCAGGTTCTGGAGGCGGCCTGCTACATGAGCGCCCGGCTCGACGGTATCGACAAGCTCTTCGACGCCAAGACGCTGGAAGCGGCGGATCATCGCTTCCACCGCGCCATCGGATTGCAGGAGCTGCTCCTGGAGGCCGCCTGGGCCAACGGCTACACCGGGCGCAGCTTCCGGGACTCCAAGGCCGTGATGCAATGCGCCTTCCCCCCGGTCAACGCCGGCTTCAGCACCATCGACATCGGCGGAATCCTCAGCAACGTGGCCAACAAGTTCCTCTTGGAGGGCTTCTTCTCCGTCGAGCGCACCTGGCGGAACATCTGCGGCGTCCGCAACGTCTCGGACTTCAAGACCGTCACCAGCTACCGGCTGATCGGCACCGATCAGTACGAGCAGGTCTCGCCGGGCGGTGAACTCAAGCACGGCACGCTGGGCAACGAGATCTACAGCAACAAGGCCGACACGTACGGCCTGATGCTCGCCATTGACCGTCGGGACATCATCAACGACGACCTGGGCGCGATCACCACCGTGCCCCGGAAGCTGGGGCGTGGCAGCGGCCTGAAGATCAACGATGTGTTCTGGACCATCTTCCTGAACAACGCGGCGTTCTTCACGGTCGGGAACAAGAACTATCTGGCGGGCGCCGACACCACCCTCTCCATCGATGGGCTCAGCAAAGCGGAAGTGGCCTTCATGGACCAGGTGGATTCCGATGGCAAACCCATCGGCATCATGCCCGCGATCTCGCTGGTCCCGACGGCCCTGTCCGCCATCGGCACGCAGCTCTACAAGAGCCTGGAGATCCGCGATACCACGGCGAACACCAAGTTCCCTGTGGCCAACCCGCACCAGGGCAAGTTCCGCACCGAGGTCAGCCGGTATCTGGCCAACGCCCGCTACACCGGCAACTCGGCCAAGGCGTGGTATCTGCTGGCCGATCCCAACGACCTGCCGCTGATCGAGGTCGCGTTCCTCAACGGTCAGGAGGCACCGACCATCGAATCGGCCGAGGCGGACTTCAACTACTTGGGCATTCAAATGCGCGGCTACCACGACTTCGGCGTCGCTTTGCAGGACCCGCGCGCGGGGATCAAGAGCAAGGGCGAGGTGTAAGCCACGGCCCGGTCGTGCCTCGATTGGTAAGTGACACAGAACTCTGGCTTCTCAAGGAGAGCTGATCATGGCGAACTTTATTCAGGAAGGTGACAGCCTCGACTACACCCCCGGCGCCGACGTGGCGGCCGGGGCGGTGGTCGTGCAGAACGATCTGGTCGGCGTGGCCAAGCGCGCCATCCCGGCCAACACCCTCGGCAGCCTGGCGGTGGGAGGCGTGTTCGACTTCCCCAAATCCACGGCGGGCGGCAGCGCCATTGGCGCCGGCGCCACCGTGTATTGGAACGTCGCGGCTCAGCAGGCGAACACCACGTCCGCGGGCAACAAGCTCCTGGGCAAGACCACCAAGGCGGCCGCCGACGCGGATGCCACGGTGCGCGTGCGCCTCAGCCAGTAATCGTCGACCGACGCGGAGACCAGACTCGTGGCCGATCTGCTCGAGAAATCCTCGGCCTGGCTGGAAGACCAACGGGAGAAGTTCATGTCCCGCACGGTTATCTACCAGCGCCCCGGAAGCCCCGCCCCCGACACCGTCGAGGTGACGGCGACCATTGGGCAGACCGTCTTTGCGGTCGACAATGGCGAAGGGGCCGCGCTGCAGGTGGAGTCGCGGGATTACCTGATCCGCGCTGCCCACTTGGTGCTGGGCGGCGGGCCGGTCCTCCCCCGGCGCGGCGATCAAATCCACGAGCTGCAGGACGGCGTGATCTTCATCTACGAGGTGATGGCCCCGGGTGACGAGCCGGTGTGGCGCTACAGCGATCCGTATCGCAAGACGCTGCGCATCCACACCAAGCAGGTCGACAAAGAGGTGACGCCATGACCGATCAGTCCAAGAAGCGAATGCTGCGCTGGGTGCCGGAGATCGCCGTGCTGGTGACGTGGTCGCTGACGGTCATCGGCGCCGTGTGGGCGGCGTCGGCCGAGCGGGCGGACGTGCTGCACGAGTTGCGCGAGCAGCGCAACAGCGTGGCCGACCACGAGGCCCGGCTGCGCGCTTTGGAGAAGCAGGCCAGCGAGGTCGCCGCCGATGTGCGGTGGATTCGCCAGACGCTGGAGAAACCAAAACCATGAGCAGGCGCTGGATCAACTCGCTGGATGTGGAATACGACCCGATCAAGGGGTCGATCCTGACCGACCAGGCGTCGCCGGCCACGTTCGTCGGCGGCACCCGCACGGCCAACCCCGGCACGCCGCAGAAGATCGTGGCCACGGCCACGCCGTGCCGGTTCGTGTGGATCGGGGCACGGGTGGACGACTACGGCAACCCGCTGAACTCCCAGCCGGTGTTCGTCGGTGACAGCGCCGGGCAGAACATCCCGGTGATGCCGGCCAACTACGAGGGGCTGGTTATCCGCATCGACGACGCCAGCAAGCTGTACGTGCGGGCCGTGAATTGGGGCGAAGGCGTAACCTATCGCATCTTCGCGTGACCCCCCTGGGAGCAGACGGTGACGATCTATTCGACCCAATCCGGCGACTGGTTCGATTCCTACACCTGGGATGGTGAAACGGTGCCGGACCCCTACAACGATGATGTCGTCATCGTCAGCGGGCACTATGTGGAACTGGGCAACGGCAACTCCGCGAGCATCGAATCAGGCCACTCGCTGGCCATCGAGAGCGGCGCGTCACTGGCCATCAACGGGTATCTGACGCTCAACTGGGGCAGTTCCCTGGATGTCTCCGGCAGCCTGGACGTGCAGAACTGGTATTCGCTGAACGTCTACGGCTACATGACCGTCCAGAGCGGCGGGTCGCTCAACGTCAACTACGGCTACCTCTACCTCGAAGGCGACACGAAGTACGTCTACGGCTCGCTTTACGTGGCCAACAGCGCCTCGGCCTACCTCCAGTACGGCTGCAACCTGTATGTCTACGGCTCGCTCTACCTGGACTGGGGCGGCAACTTCTACCTGTACCAGTACGCCTACCTCTACCTCGAATCGGGCAGCAGCACCACCGTCCAAGGCTACCTGTCCAACGACTACGGCTACGTCTACGTCCATGCCCCCCTCGACGTGCCCTCGGGCGGTTCTATCTGGCTGGGCAACTCCGCAAGCCTGTACGTGGAGTACGGCGGCCAACTCGCCCTGCACGGCTGGATGACGCTGGACTACTACTCGTACTCCAACGTGAGCAGCGGCGGCAAAGTGATCGTCCACAGCGATGGCGGACTCAGCGTTCAGTACTACGCCAGCTACAGCGTTGACTGGGACGGCCTTATCGATCTGTTTGGCTCGTTCGCAATCAGCTACGACAGCACCCTGTATGTCAACGGCGGCGGGCGAATGCGGGTCTTCCGCAGCCTGAGTCTTTCGGGGCAGATGTATGGTGGCGGGCGCATCGACATGATGCGGCGCGAGGCGCGCGTCTACGACTACAACGGCAATCCCCTGATCTATTTCGATCATGCCTATGGCTTTGGCCAGACGCTGGTCGCGTGAGGTGAACGATGGCAGAGACGATTCCAACCCCGCTTCCCGCCGACCAGCCCGTGGCGCTCTCCGACGCCGAGCGCAAGGCGGTCGAGCGCTTGCGCCTGACTCCGGAACAGCGCCAAGTCGAGCGCGCCGCCCAGGAGCAGGCCGCGCTGGCGCGCGTGCCCATCGAGGTACGCCAGGCACGCGAAGCCAAGGCGGCGCGCCTGGCCGCGATGACAACTGACCAGCGCCGGGTCTACCACCTCGGCCAGCATCTGGTCGCGGTGGTGCGCATGCTCCGCGAGGAAACCAAGCGCGGCGTGGCCCTGGCCGACGTACTGGGCGCGCCGGATGTCACGGAAGCCGAGACGCTGACGTGGTTCTTCGACGAGGTGAAGAAGCCCAAGACGACGCCAGTCGATCCGACCCCAGGCGGCGGCCAGGGAGGTAAGCCGTGAGCCTGATCACCACCATCGCCGACGCGGTCGTCACCGAACTCAATGGCGCTGCCCCCGGTACGTTCGCCCAGCCGTTCACTGCGGCGCGGCACTATCGCCCGCAGTTCGACCTGGCGGAGCTCAAGACGGTGCGGGTGTCGGTGGTGCCGAAGGCGGTCGGCATCACGGGCCTTATGCGCAACGCCAACCAGCACGATGTAAGCATCGACGTGGCGGTGCAGAAGAAAGTCAGCCCCACGGATGCTGCGGAACTCGACGGTCTAATGCTGCTCACGGAGCAGATCGCCGACTTCTTCCGCCTCCGGCGGCTCTCGGCGCTGCCCGAGGCGCTGTGGACGAAGACCGACAACGTGCCGGTCTACTCCCCCGAGCATCTCGAACAGAAGCAGGTGTTCACCAGCATCCTGACGCTGACCTTCCGCGTGGTGAGGTAGGCAATGGTGAAGGCGAAGGCGAAAACGAAGTTTGACGGGAAGAAGGTGATGGCGGCGGCGAAACGCGCCAACATCACCAACCTCGGCCACGCCGGCGCGGCCATTCGCCTCCAGGCCCGCCACTCGATCCGCAAGGCCAAGGGACCGTCCGCACCCGGCACGCCCCCGCACACGCGCAAGGGGCGGATTCGTAACGCCATCAAGTACGCCCTCACCCCTGGCAAGCAGAGCGTGGTGATCGGACCGGACGCCGAGGTTGCCGCCGATTCGGGTTCCGCCCACGAGTTCGGCGGGCGCTACCGCCAGGAGAACTACGACAAGCGCCCCTTCATGGGTCCGGCGCTGGAGAAGACCAAAGACCGCCTGCCCCGCATGTGGGCCGGCTCTGTGAAAGGATGAAACCATGAGTGTCAAACTCGGCCTCGACGCCAAACTCTACTACTGCGTCGCCGGCATCGGCGGCACGCCCACCTGGCTGGAACTGACCAACGTCAAGAACGTCACGCTCTCGCTGACCAAGGGCGAGGCGGACGTGACCACCCGCGCCAACAGCGGCTGGAAGGCCACGGCGGGAACGCTCAAGGAAGGCAGCATCGAGTTCGAGATGGTCTGGGACACGGCCGATGCCGGGTTCACCGCCATCAAGAATGCTTACTTCAACAACAGCCTGATCGGCATCGCCGCGATGGACGGGCCGATCGCCACGAACGGCAGCCAGGGGCTGTGGGCGGATTGCATGATCACGGACTTCTCCCGCGATGAACCGCTGGAGGATGCGATCAGCGTCAAGGTGACGGCCAAGCCGACCTACTCGGCCAACGCGCCCATCTGGAAGACCGTCGGGCCGTAACCACGCCCCGGAACCGTGGCCCCGGCCCCAATCCTCGAACTGGAGTGATGCATGAAGACCTTCAACGACAACGCCGCACGCAGTTGGACCGTGCAGGTCAACGTCGACGCGATCAAGCGCGTGCGGGACCTGGCCCAGGTGAACCTGCTGGAGGTGGTCGAGGGCAAGCTGCTGGAGCGCCTGATCTCCGACCCCATCCTGCTGTGCGACGTGATCTACTGCCTCTGCAAGCCCGAGGCGGACTCCAAGAACGTCAGCGACGTGGACTTCGGCCGCGCCATGGGCGGCGACTCCATCGACGGCGCGACCACGGCGCTGCTGGAGGAACTCGTCGATTTTTTCCCGCAGGCCAAGCGCCGAGTGCTCGCCAAGGCGCTGGCCAAGCTCCAGAAACTCCAGACGGCGGCGCTGGCGGCGGTGGAGACGCGGCTCGACTCACCCGAACTGGATCGGCAGATGGCGGCCCGGCTCGCGCAGCTGGAGAACTCATTTGGCAGTGTGCCGGAATCCTCGGCCTCGCCCCCGGCCCCTTCACCTTGAGGGAACTGGTCGCGATGACCCAGGCCCGCCAGCAGGATGTCTGGAACCATACGGCGGCCATGCTGGCGATGCTCGCCAACGCCAACCGCGATCCCAAGAAGGGCCGGGCGTTCAAGCCCGCTGACTTTCACCCGATACCTGTGACGAAGCGCCCCGAGGCGCCGCCCCTGAAGGGCGACATCGGGATGCTCAAGACCGTGTTCGTGGACCAAGGCGCTCTGAGAGAGAACTGGAGGCCCAAACCATGACCATCAAGCTCTCTCGTCTGGAAAAGTCGCTCTTCGCGGCGGTCGCGCTGCTCGTGCCGGCGCTGGTGGTGTTCTTCGCGCTGAACTGGGCGTGGGCCGTTGTCGCGTGGGGCATTGGGATGATCCTGGTGCTGCTCTGGGTCTGGCGATCCCAGGGCCGTGACTCGCGCACGGGCCGGTTCCTGATGAAGATGCTGATCCTGTTGGCTTTCGTGGCGATTGGGGGATGCCAAGCGCCCCGTTTCGATGCCCCCTGGGCGCAGGCCGATACCCACGCCGAGAGCATCGGCGAGAAGGTCAACGCCGCCGCGACGCAGGTCTCCGGCACCGCCGTCGAGATCGTCACCACCGCCCGCGAAGGTCGCAACGCCACTCCGGAAGCGGTCCGGCCCAAGCTGGACCCGTTCTGGAGTCGGATTGTCGCCAGCGGCCAGATGCTGTACCTGCAAAGCGATGCCCTGATGGCGGTGCGCAAGGACATCGATGCCCTGCGGGCCGAGGTACAGGCGGGCCAGCGCGAGCTCAAGAGCACCCTGGCGGCGCTGGAAGACGAGAAGGCGGGCCGCGCCAAGGACAACAAGGCGTGGGAGCAGAAGCTGGCAAAGGCCAACGGCAAGTGGGAGGCGGGGTTCCGCACCATCTCCTGGCTGGCCATCGTGTCGATCGGCATCTCCGTGGCGCTGGGGTTCATGCTGCACGACTTCCGCATCTCCATCGCCGGTGGCGCCGGCGGCATGGCGGTGGTGGTCGCGTGCATGGTCGTTGGCCAGATCCAAGCCTGGCTGCCGTGGGTCGCCGGCGGATTGGTGGTGACGGCGGTTGCCTGGGTGCTCATTGAGGCGGCGATCCGCCGCTCGTTCTGGCAGGCGATCCGCACCAGCCCAGTGCAGGACTTCGAGGACCTTCTGCGGCCCCAGCCCGTGGCCAAGGTGGGGTGACGCATGGCCAACGCACGTGGCATCCGGGCCGGCGCAGCGTACATCGAGCTGTTCCTGAACGACTCGAAGCTGGTCCGCGGGCTGCAAAACGCCAGCAAGAAGCTCAAAGCCTTCGGTGACGCCATCACCGGCTGGGGCCAGAAGATGACCGCCATCGGTGCGGCCGTCACCGCGCCCCTCATCGGCAGCGCCAAAGCGTTCAGTGAGATGGGCGACCGCATGGCGAAGATGAGCCAGCGGACGGGCATCTCCGTCGAGACGCTCTCCGAATTGGCCTACGCCGCCGAACTCTCCGGAGCGGACCTGGACACGCTGGAGGGCTCGCTGCGGAAGATGCAGAAGGCCATCGTCGCGGCGGCGGAAGGGTCGGAAAGCGCCACGGACGCCCTGGGCAAGCTCGGTCTGACGGTCGCAGACCTGCGCGGTCTGTCGCCCGACCAGCAGTTCAAACTCATCGCCGACCGCCTGTCGCAGATCCAAAGCCCGGCGCTAAAGGCGGCGCTGGCGATGGAACTCTTCGGCAAGTCGGGCACACAGCTCCTGCCTCTCATGTCGGAGGGGGCAAAGGGGATTGAGGCCTTGCAGCAGCAGGCCCGCGACCTGGGCCTGACCATGTCCACCGAGGACGCCAAGGCCGCCGAGGCCCTCAACGACGCCTTCGACACCCTGTGGAAGGTGGTCAAACAGGGCGTGTTCGTCATCGGCTCAGCGCTGGCCCCCACGCTCAAGGCCGTCAGCGAATGGATCATCCGCACCGTCGTCACCACCACGGCGTGGATCAAAGAGAACAAGAACCTGGTGGTGACGATCCTCAAGGTCGCTGCCGCCGTGCTGGCCGGGGGCGTGGCGTTGCTGGCGCTGGGGGCGGCCATCTCCGCACTGGGGACCATCTTTGGGGCGCTGGCGGCGGTGGTCACCGGGGTGATCGTGGTGTTCAAGGTCATCATCGCGGTGATCAGCGCCATCCTGACCCCGGTCGGGCTGGTCATTGCCGCCATCGCGGCGCTGGGCGCATACCTTATATATGTCTCCGGCATGGGCGGGCAGGCCCTCCAGTGGCTGGGGGATCGCTTCGCCGACCTTTCCGACTTCGCTTCCGAATCCTTCCAGGGCATCTCCGACGCCCTCGTGGCCGGCGACATCGCCCTGGCCGCGAAGATCCTGTGGCTGTCGCTCAAGGTGATCTGGCAGAAAGGCGTGCTGGAACTCACCCGCCTGTGGGAGACGCTCAAGGGCGGGGCCATGAAGATCGTCTATGGCCTGTGGTACGGGGTCCAGGCGGCATGGGAGATCGGCGTGGCCTCGGTCGCTGGGGTCATGCTCAAGCTCTATTACGCGGTCCTGGACATCTGGGAGCGTCTGTCCACGGGTGTCATGAACGTCTGGGACGGCGCGGTCAACTGGGTCGCCAAGCGGATCATCGACCTGCAGGGCCTGGTGGACGACAGCATGGACACCGACGCCGTGAAGAAGGCGCTGGACGAGGATGCTAACGCCCGCATCAACCAGCGTAACCGGGAGAAGGACGCCAACGTCAATCGCATCGCCCAGGAGCGCGAGACGGCGCTCAAGATGCTCCAGCAGGAACACGAGCAGAACATGGCCCGGATCGGGCAGGCATCCATCGACGCCGAGAACCAGCTCGACGCGGAGGCCAAGAAGAAGGTGGATGCCGCGCAGGCCGAACTTGATGCCGCGAAGAAGGAATGGCAGGGCGCGATCGGCGAAGCCAAGAAGAAGCGGCAGATGAAGGAGGCCGAGGGGCCGCAGCGCCTCCAGGCCCCGCCGGAGATTCCCGACTACCTCGAGGGGCTGGGTCCGACCATCGAGCAGGCGCAGAAGCAGACCACCATCGGCGTGGCCGGCACCTTCAACGCGATGGAGGCCCGCGGGCTGGGGGCGGGCGGCGTCACCGACCGGATCGCCAAGGCCTCCGAGGAAACCGCCAAGAACACCAAGAAGCTGGTCCAGGAAGCCCAGATGGGCCAACTGGCCTTTGAGTAGCCCCCGGAAGGAGCCCGTCCGATGCCCGTGTCCGTGCGTGAAAAGTTCCAGAGCCGCGAATCGACCACCGGCGAGAGCGCCCAGGTCGATCTGGCCTACATCGTCGAGGGCACCGACGATGACATTACCGCCAAATCCTCCCTGCTGGCGGCGACACCAACCTTGTATGACGGGCTGGTGCGGCAGAGCGCCCACATCGAGCCGGTCGGGCCGGGGCTGTGGGATGGGCTGGTCCGCTACGGCCGAGCGGAAAACCAGGAGCCGGAGACTGGGGAATCATCGTTCTCTTTCGACACCGGCGGCGGCAACCAGCACATCACCCAGTCATTGCAGACCATCGCCAAGTACCCCGCCGGCACCGCGCCCGACTTCGGCGGCGCGGTCGGCGTCACCCACGACAACGTCGAGGGCGTGGACATCACCGTTCCCATCTACCAGTTCTCCGAGACCCATTACCTGGCCGATTCGGTCGTCACCCCGGCGTACCGGGGCACGCTGTTCTACCTGACGGGCAAGGTGAACAACGGCAGCTTCCGCGGGCTGGCCCTCGGCGAATGCCTGTTCCTGGGGGCGAGCGGCAGCAAACGCGGCGAATCCGACTGGGAGATCACCTTCCGCTTCGCCGGCAGCCCCAATGTCACCGGCCTCACGGTTGGTTCGATTGGCGGGATCAACAAGAAGGGCTGGGAATACATGTGGGTGCGCTACGCCGACAGCGAGGACAACGACGCCAAGGTGCTCGTGAAGAAGCCCGTCGCCGTCTACATCGAGAAGGTCTACGAGCTGGCCAACTTCTCCCAGTTGGGCATCGGGGCGTAGGAGGCCGGTATGGGCGACAGCCTGAAGAAAGTCCAGACCGGCGACAAGCTCCGCATCCCGGCGGCGGCGTACAACGCCTTCATCGACGCCGCCCACGACCTCCAGGATCGGCAGCGCAACCAGGGGCGGACCCCGCAGGCCGCGTATCGCACCAGCGGGATCGTGCTGGTGAAGAACGCTTCCGGGGCTGACCAGGACCGATTTGCGGTGCTTGGGGTCGATGCGCCGATCTACACCCCCGAGGACAACCTCGACAGCTTCAAGAACAAGGTGGCGCTGGTGGGCGTGGTGCCCACCGTCCAGGACCACTACGGCCGCTTCGTGGTGCTGCTCGAGCCGCTCAAGGCCGGCGCTATCGGCATGGCGTATGGCGCGGGCGTCTGCCCGGTGAAGGTGAACATCCCGGACGACCAGCAGAACTACCAGTTCGCGGATGTCAGCGACGGCAGCACGGCGTCGCTTATGGCGGCACCCCTGGGCGCGGCGTTCATCCTGTGGAAGGAAGATGACGAAGCCACGGGCGAGATGTGGGCGGTGGTGCGTATCGGCCTGCCGCCGATCCGGCCATTCGCGCTGGACCCCTGCGACAGCGAAGACGGCGACACCCGCTACGTCACCAACGACCTCTCGAAGAAACTCGACAAGGTGCTGCTGGTCGACGACATCTGCTACACGGTGCGCGTGCCGGGCGCGGATGAGATCAAGTGCATCGAGCCGGTCTGCATCGAAATCCAGGAGGAATACGACGACTGTGAGCGCTGCCGTGGGTGCTGGCTGCTCACGCCGTGCATCGAGGGCGACCCGGAGATCAAGACCAACACCGACCTGGCCAGCTACGAAGGCGGCGTGGTCAAGCTCGACGATGGCAAGTGCTACACGGTCTCTCTGGCGCAGAACTGTCTGGACGCGGTGCCGGTGACGGTCGAGGAATCGTTCGACGATTGCACCCGCTGCGGCTACTGCTACCACCTGGAGAACTGCTTCGACGAATACGACACGCGGGTCATCGACAACGACCTGGAGAGCTTGTTCGAGCAGACGCCGGAGGAGATCGTCGCCGACGGGCGGGTGGTGGAGATCGGCGGGCAGTGCTACACCGTCGTGGCCTATGACACCACGTGCCCCGACGTGGAAACCGTCACCATCGCGCGCATCTTCGCTTCCTGCGGGGAGTGCGGCTGCTTCAAGCTGACCAGTTGCGAGGGCGACCCGCCCACCATCATTTACACCCGCCGGGCTTATGGTCCCGGCGGCGGCTTGATCACGCTGCGGGATTACGTCGGGCAGATCCTCCGCCTGGCCGACGGCTACTGCTACAGCGTCGAGGAATCCCAGGAGTGCGAGACGCTGACGGACATCAACGTCCAGGAGGCGTATGACGACTGCGAATCCTGCACCTGCTGGCTCCTGACGGATTGCGACGACGAGTACAACACGCTGCTGACGTTCAGCGACCTGTCCGCCTACGGCGTCGGCGCGATCGTTCGCCAGGCCGGCACCGATCCGATCAAGTGCTGGACGATCACGGAAACCGCCCCCTGGTCCGGCAGCGCCGTGGCCTTCGAGGTAGACGATGAGTTCCCCGACTGTGACACCTGCCTCCAGCACCAGAAATACCGCCTCACCCAGGACTGCAACCTCGAAGAGTGCGAGGGCAGCGGAGGCGGAGGCGGCTCGGAAATCATCACCACCGAAGATCTGCACGCGGCGGTCGGCATGTGGGTCAAGGTCGGCGGCAAGTGCTACTCCGTGGCCACCACCGAAACCGGCGACGTGACGGACGAAACGCTCTCCTACCAGGGGCCGTTCGCCTCCTGCGACGCCTGCCTGGAATCCCCGGTGGACACGAAGAAGCGGTTCATCACCGACCTGGCGCTCGACGGCACCAACCTCGTGGCCAAGACCGAAGAGATGGTCATCAAGGGCGGCAAGATCGTCGGGTTCTGCGAGAGCGATGACATCACTATTGAGGGCACCGAGTGCCCCGAAGAGGAAGGGGCCTGACCATGCCGCTGATGTTCTGGCAAGGCAAGCCCCTGATCGTGGGCGGCAAACTCGCCATGCACGAGCGCTGCTGCTGCATCGGGTTCCTCAACACCTGGACCTTCACCGACGCGGGCTTCATCGACGGCGGGCAGGACGGGGCCTTCCGCGCCTACGACAATCCGGCTGACGTGCCGGCCAGCCCCTGGTCCATCATCAACGGCGGCTTCGGCCTGCGCCTGGATTGGGAAGATGACCAGAACTGCCGAGACCACAACCCCTACACCCAGACCGCCACGGCCACGGCGACGATCATCCTGCCGCGCGCGATGGTCATGACCGTCGGGTGGTCGGGCGTGGGCGAGACCCAAGACCCCGGCTACGACGTGATGAGCCTCAGCGTGGACGGCAACTTGATCGGCTCGGCCCACGCGCCCGGCGGGCAACTCGGCTGCGAAGGCGGAATGGCCCCGGTAGTCTCCGATCCCGCGCCGCCGCAGCAGGTGCTGCT